CACAGTCTGCAATTGAGGCATCTGAGGCAGAGCAGTCAGCGCTTGGGTCAGTCACTTATGGGCTTGATAGATTTAGTAAAGACCTATCTGCGTATAATCAAGAACAGGACTTTAATGCGCGACTGGATGCTGTATTCAATGCTGGTAAATCTAAGCAGTATGGAGTTGGTACTAGCACATTTAGAGACGAGGGTTAGGAGGGCGTTATGGCAATACTAAGACCATCAGAATACTTTACACAGGAAACTGTCACTGATGCTAGACGCAAAGGGCTTGATATAGCTGAACGTCAGCAACGGGCGGTAGAGCGAGAACAAGAGAAGAAGGGTCTAGCCACTGCGTTTGGTACATTAGATGACGACGACCCTTATGCAGCTGCTAGAGCTAAACAGCATACGCTGGAGCAGGTCCAATGGGGTGCAGCTTATCTTACAGAAGTCTACAATAGGGCTAATGCAATGGTTGAAAGTGGGGATGTAGAAGCTGGTAACAATTTCTACGGCCCGAATATAGCAAAGTTGCAGGAGATACTGTCTCCAGAAGCTACAGATATACTTAATATAGACAAGATAAGGGATGTAGCTTTGCACCCTAATTTTAAGGATACCCAGTTTTTCTACTTAGATAAGGGTACCAAGTGGGACGGTTTGTATGATAAGAAGACTAGGAAGTTTGATAGGTCGGTTCCAATAACAAAGTCGGGTTGGTATGCAGTGACAGGTGGTGGTGGAGGGTTCATGGACATTCGAGCTGCTAGCGACCCTAGAGGGATAGCAGCTACAGCTGCAGCTACTGAGCAACCTGATAGCATTCTACCTGATCTTGTAAAGAAACGTTTCTTTGATGCTAGTGAAGGTTATCAAAAAGCTGTTGCTGAAGGCAAGAAAAAACCTGCTCGTGAACACGCTTGGCAGATGTGGACATCCTGGGCTCAAGCTGTTGAACAAGAGACTGGGAAAGAGTTCCCATTGACAAGAAACGACCTCAATCTAGTTGCAAAGTATCTTAAGAAGAGGCATGCTAAAGGTGTAGACTTCTGGACGAGTCCTACTATCGGTGATATAAAGATCAAAGATGGTAAGGATGTTGCTAGAGTTCTTGCTGATGCAGGCGCGTTTGATAAGGGGTTTAACTATCCCTTTGGCGGCGGCTCAGGAATTGAACTCCCCCCAGAAATGATAGAAGCATTTGATGCAATTCAAGGTAGGACAACTAAGCCTAAGCCGAAACCTCAAGCATCAGGTTTCTCTGGCCCTCGATATGGGGAAGAGATACTAACTAGTAGAAGCACAGCTAGAGGTACTAGATGAGCAATGGTATAGGCAGAGGAGAATCCCTCGCTCGGCAACTAGGGTTAGTTCCTACTAGTATTCAAGAGGAAGTCGAAGCACGTAAGGGTGAACTATTATCCCAGGTGCTTGGGCTTAGACCAGACCCTAAGGGTGCACTAGCTCAGGGACTAGAGGAACTCCCACAGAGATTTGCAACTGGTGCGGCAAGAGTAGGCCAAGTTGCTACAGGTGTCGTTGCTCAAGAATTTGAGGACATCTACAAAGGCAACTATCTTACCTCTGCTAACGCGCAAAGAAACGGTGCTGGGGCTATTAAATTAGACGACCATCTAAACTATGTAAGACAGACATTACGACCAATATCGGGAGTAGTAAAAGAAGTAGCTGAAACGCTTGAATTAGGCTATGGTAAGATAGCAGAGCACTTCAATAATAAGCTCCAGGATGTAATAAGAAACGGAGACCCATTCTTCCGACAGCAGATAGTAGACAAAGATGGCAATGTTAGATGGGACCTTGCTACAGACCCGTCATACCTGATGTATAGCATACTGTCAGGTGGTGGCTCAATGTTACCTAATTTAGTACTTAGTGCAGGTGCTGCAACTGTGACTAAGAGTCCTACTGTAGGCCTAACAGTGATGTCAGTGCTAAACGGTGGTATGGAAGCTGCAGGTACTTATGATGCTATGATTGATAAGGGCATGACCCAACGTGAGGCATATAAGGGCTATCTCAAAATGTTCGCCTATGTAGCTGCTGGTACGAGGTTTATAGGTCTTGCTCCAGCGTTGTTTGGTTCTGCAGGTAAAGTGGCTACAGGTTCAGTTGCTGCTAAGATTCTTAGAGTTGGTGCATGGGAGTCTGTCGAGGAAATGTCTGAGGAATGGCTTAATGGATATTTAGTAGGAGACAAGTTGAAGGAGACAGTCTTTCAATCTTTCAATGTTCTTCCAGCGACTATAGGGTTATCTATGCTTGGAGGTATAGGTATAGCGTACAATTCCTCAGTTGAGACACGTTATAGAAAGGGTATTGAGAATGAGTATGAAGTATTGAATAAGTTCTACGGTGAGCTTGGTAGAGCTGAACAAATGCAACTTGATGATATCAAAGGTCTTATAGATAAAGATGAGCACCCTCAAGCACAGAGGTTGATAGATAAGGTAGCAATGACTATTGATACAAAGTATAATAAGGTTAAAGATAAGATTCGTGAACAGGTAGAGACTGCAATGGAAGAAGAGGCAGATAGAGAACTAGATAATTTGGAGAAAGCTGGTGCGTTTGAGGGGGCAGCTCAACCTGAGTTGACTGAGGAACAGGATATTCTCTTCGCGCTTAATGATAAGAAGCGAGAGCTGTCTGAGCAAGGGCTAAGTAAAGAGGAGATAGCAGCTCACGCTGAGATTGTGGGTATGCAGAAGAGAATGGACGATATTAAAGCGACGCAGAAGGCTAGAGACAAAGTGGTTAAAGAAGAGGTTAAGCCAGTTGAAGAGCCAGTCAAAGCTGAGCCTAAGGTGGAGCCCGAAGTGGAAAAGAAGGCTAAGCCTAAAGAGGAAGCCAAATCTACCACGCCTGTTAAAACAATAGAAGTAATAGCTAATCAAGTATTAGAAGGCATTGACCAAATATTAGCGAGTAAGAATGTAGCGGCACTTGCTGTGGGTAAGTTAAAGAAATTGAGGACAGATGTACAAAGTACAATTAACAACGTACGCACTGAAGGCACTAAAGACGATGTAGCGTTTTTCACTATTGAGAAGTTGCTGCGAGATAAAGTTGGTATCGCAAGCACATTAACCGATATAGCAGCTTACGATACTAATATGAAGAACAAGAAACAGAAGATTGCTGAGTATAAGAAAACACTTGACCCTAAATCCGTTCGTGCTAAAGGCGAGACTATAAGTGACTTTGACTTTGCTAATATTAGTGATGGTCATGCTTCGCTATTACAATATTGGCAAGACCTGTTTGAACAGAATTCATTGGAAGTTGAACAAGTTGCAGCGCTTAAGGAGATGTATGCAGGTAGACAAGTGGGTGAAGACCTAGCATTGGAAGTAGAAGATGTTGGTGCTGGAGTATTAGGTGAAACATCTCCCTTCGTTCCTATTATAAGAATGCCTGCTAATATCCTTCGTCAAGGTGAAAGAGACAAAGGTGAAGGGCTTACTACATTTTTACATGAGTCATTACATGCTTGGCTTCATCATAAAGCTAGTAAAACTGATGCAGATAAAGCTAGAAGTATTGTTGAATCTATTTCAAAACAGGAGCGCTTTGGTGTATGGAGAGATGCAGGGCTCCCAGAAGGTTCAGCTTCATACCTATCTGAAGATGAAGAATTCCTCGCTCACCAGTTTGTGCTGTATACGACTAGAGAGTACATATCTCCTAACGCAAAACTCAATAGCATATTTGATAAAGTGCTAGAGTTCATCAAACAGAGGATTCCATTCATTGAGAACGTATACCCTCAAGTGAGAGAGGACTTAGCTCCATTCTTTGAGCAAGTGCTTGGAGAGAAGATTGAGGTTAAGCCGACTCCAGCGCCAGCGCCAAAGCCTAAAGCGAAGGCTAAGCCCAAGGCTCCTGCTAAACCAAAGGTAGTGCTAAGAGACTACGCCGAGCTCACCAATGACCCTGAAGCGCTTGAGGTTATAGCTGAAGATATGGTCGACTTTGTGAAGGCTACTGATAAGGCTGTGGTGAAAGATATAGTCAAGTGGTTACAAGGCCAGATGAATATATCTGAGGATGATGCCCTTGACTTTATAGAAGACTACGGTGATATATCTCTATTGCCTCCAATCGAAGGTATTACAATGGACGCAGTAGTCAAGTATAAGCCTGGCCTGCGTGATCTAAATGAGCAAGGTCTTGTTAAAGCCATTGCGACTATTGAAGGACGAATCGCTGATAAGGCTGCAGCTATGGAAGAGCAACAGGTAAGGGAGCTTGATGAGGAGCTCGTTGACCTTGAGCTCCAGCTCGACTATGCTAAGAAACGTTTGTCTATGTTTAAGCGTGGTAAGGCTATGGAACCAATTGATACTACCACTCAGCCGGTGAACGATACTAGCACGAAGAAAATGGGCTGGCGTGAAGTCAGAAGGAAGTTCAGGGATATTACCAAGTGGGCAAACAAGTATGACCAGAAGTCTAGAATACAAGCGAAGGAAGATCTACTTGCCCAGTTTGATGATGTAGTGTTTCCTATGATGAATAAGAAGACTGCAGACCCTCTAGCGATACTGCGTAGTATCATTGATGAGGTTGTGTTTAAGGAGCTTGAGAGTGTTAATGTGCAGATTAAGAACAGCATCAACGCTCACACTACTCCACAGCTTATGGATAAGGCTGCAGTAAAGGATATAAGAAAGGCCCTTGATACAGCATTGAGACAAGCTGCAGCTGTGGCAGAGTCTATTGAACATCTTGAGGATATCAGTGAGTTTAGCAAGTCTGCAGTGAAGGCTGATGCTGAGGCCATTACAATGCAACTTGTAGGTATCATAGACTCTCTCAACGAAAGCAATCTTGCCCAGGATTATGAAGACATAGTCGGTGCTCTAAGTCGAGCTCTCAACGATGTAGCTGCTTCTCTCCCTACTAAGCTTCGCACTACTGCACAGTGGATAGCTTCGCCAACATCAGAGGTTGAGGCATTAGCTGAGTCTGCAGGTGAGGCTAGGAACAAGGGTATGACAATGAGTCAATGGCGCAAGTCTCTACCTGCTGATGCTAGAGCTAATGCCAAGTTCGGGTGGAGGTATGCTCTAGTATCTGACACTGGAGGTTCGCAGGGCGCTCAAATGGCGCATGTTAAAGTAAGCGGTCAACAGAAGGGTCGAAAAGGCATCCTCACTACAAGGGATATGGTAGTAGCTATAGCTGCTTACAAAGGGGCTGATATGAAGGTGTTTAGATCTAAGCCGATCTACTATATCTTTGAGTCAATGGATAAGATGATGCCTGGCGTTGGATTTGCGAAGCTTGCCGACAGGTATCAAGTAGCATTAACACTACATAGACAATACACAGAGCGAATACTAAGCTCTATGACTGCAGCTCTTCGAGGAGTTAACACATATGATCTGGGTATATATGCTGCAGTGAAGGACACACCTAAGATGAGAGAGTATCTTATTAGTAAGGGTGTTAAGGTCGATGAGATATACCAAAGGACTGCAGCTAATCGTAAGGCTATGGCAGCGTATGACTTAGGCCATCAACACTTCAACGACATGTGGGTAGCTATTAACAAGACTCGTATGAGGTTGGGTAAAGATCCTATACCATACAGATCAGATTACTTTACTTTCATTAGAGCGCATGATAGACTAAATCAAGGCTTTAGCGACTTAATTACTGCACCTTATGCCAAGATTGTAGAGATGTTCGAAGAGTCTGAGAGGGATCTGGGTATGCACCGTGAAGAGACAACTAGGTTCAGCTTCACTGAGCGTAAGCCTGGGCCTAAGCCTATTGAGCTGAGGTATGACAGAGTGTTTAAGACCTATACAGACATCGCGTCTAAGCACATGCACTTTAGCCCTATTATCACAGCAACAAGGGAGTTAACTGGTACAATGTTTATACCTGGAACAGAAGACTCTCAACAGGCTGTGAGTCTAGAGCATAGAGGTTTAGTCAATGTGAGGTCAGAGTTAGACCGTTGGGCAGACTTTATCATTGGCACTAAAAAGGGAAAAGAGTTTGGTGAGAACGTAGCCCCTTGGGTGGACAAGTTGATAGGGCGTATTACTAACAACGTGGCTACATACACTATGGGGTTTGTCCTCAGGACAGCAATCATTCAGCCTACTGCGAACTACCTTACAGCTATTAACATAGGACATGATTACTTCTTCAACGCATTGAAGCAATGGGGAGCAGCCCACCTTATGGGAGACCCTGAAGTACGTAGGCGTTTAGGATTAAGTCACCATTTACCTACACGTACTCCTGAGGCTATAATGGAGGAGATAAAGAATAATATAAGTAACCTTTCACCACAGAATGCAGTGGAGACTTTAGCCTTAGCTGGTAATAGATTACAGTCAGGCGCGTTCTTCTTTATCCAACATGCTGACATGGCGACTGCTGAGGTTGGATGGTTAGCAGCTTTTCAGTATGGTAAGGACAATGGTCTGAGTGATAAGCAAGCTGCGACTGCTGCAGATAGGTTGATTGCTAAGACCCATGGTGGGTCAGCTCCAGGCCTTCGTGCTCCTATTCAACGTACTAATGTAGGTAGAGGCTTGACATTATTTCAGACGTTCCAGCTTAATGAGTTCTGGCATTTAATTAGTGAGCTAGCGTTTACAGACAGCATGACAATTCCTGGGTTGGAACAGGCTCAGGACAACATCAATGGAGTTAAGAGGCAACTCCTTAACAAAGGTGTAAAGGAGAAAGATATAGAGCAGCATGCACAGATGTTAGCAGTACGTAAACGTCATGGAAAGCTGGGTAGAGTATGGGACACAGATGCGCTTAAGGCAGAGCGTACTAGACGTATTATGATGTACTTAATCTATAGCGCGCTTATCAACTCGTTCTATGAGGACTTTATAGGTATCAACAGTCCATTACCTGCACCTGTTAGAGCAGCATGGCAGGCTTATATGAAAGACGATGGAGCCTTTCAGATGATTAAGTCGTCTCTGCTCGAGTTCATTAAACAGATCCCTGTTATAGGCGGTGGAGCATACGGAGGAGGCCTACTGGGTGCTGGTGCAGACTACGTTGATGATGTAACAGACTGGATGTCTGGAAAGCGTGGTGCGGCAAAGCCAGCGAGTGAGCTACTTGGTAAGACGTTCGGGGTGCCCTTGCTACACCAGATAAATAAGAGTATAAAGTCTGCCGAGAATGGCGGTAATCTCTACGAAATTGCCATCGGTATGTATCCTGGACATCGCAGAATGTTAATAGATATAATAGCTCTTGCATCAGGGGAAGACCCCTACGTAGAATAGCAAGCTCATAAGGCTTATAGAGCAGATGGCTAGAGCTATTAAGAGAAGCATAAGAGTGAGGTAAGGTCTAGGTGTAAAGGGTTCAGGTGCAAGTTCTTCTATAAGGTCTTCACACTCAGGTGTGCACTCTTTGTCTTCATTATCACACTTCTGACATGCACTTAGTTCCTCAGTCATCTGATGAGTCCTCCCTTGCTTCTACTCTTTTATACTTAATGATGTCCTCTGGTCTTGTCATTTGACAGAGCTCAGTTGCGTCTACTGTTGCCCTTCGTATAGCGCTTACAGGTAGAAAGTCGTCTCTGCTATATCTGTAGTACGCCTTACTAGTCTGAATGTCTACATATATTATGTCTAAGTCTCTATTCATCTATCACACACTCCCTTGGCTCTTTATCATCTCGCACTTGTACAAACCTTGGCTCGCGCATACTGGTGCTAGTCTTCACAAAGCCACAGACTTCTATGACTCGCATTCTCCATTTGACTTTGTTATTAGTAATGTCATACCTAGTAACATCGTCAAACCCTGATACATTACATAGATGGATAACTTGGTCACCTTTATATATGCCACATTGCACTGAGCCAACCATCCCCTTGTACTTACCCTCTCCAGGGTTAAATCCTATAATGAACACATCTATAGTAAAGGTCTTCTTAAGCTTATACCATGTGTTTTCGGGGCGCTTCCCAGGTTGATACACAGCATCCTTATGCTTAAGCATTATCCCCTCGCCGCCTTCACTCACTACACTGTCAAACAGCTTGAGGGCATCCATAGCTGTATTGAACTGCATGGCAGGCAATACTCGAATGTGAAAGTTCTCCGCATGTAGCCGCTTCTGCATTCTCATGAGCATACCTATGCGTTCAATCTGGCGGGCATGATAACAGTCGTCACCTTTCCACTTCACTATATCGAATACATAGAGACGCATTCCCTTGAGTATCTCATCCTCAATAGGCTTAGCATTACGATTAAGTAGACCTGCTAACTGGTTATCATTATAGTTTGGATGAAAGATTTCACCAGTAAGCTGAGTCCCGTGGAGGTCTTCCATAGGCACAGTGAGGGGGGGTAGCCACAGGCCTTTGAAGTGCCCTCCACGGGTAATCAGCTCATTACCTTGGACTCGAAATAGTATATCCATACGATTGCCTTGAATCTTACGCTGGACTATATACTCGCCACAGTTGAGAACATGGTTGAGTTTGTCATGTTTCTTCTTGACATCTTGACGACTGAGGTCAACAGCGTTCATGGGTTTGATGTAGTCCATTAGTCTCTCGCTACAAATAAGCATTGAGGATAGCCTGATTTCCATACCTTATGTGTACTAGGGCAGCACCCTCTTTCACAATTATCTTCATATGACTCAAGCAAATTGCGCCCTAGCATATGGCTAAAGAAACAGCACTTCTTGCATGTAGCTACTGTTACTGCTTGTCTCCCACTTATTAGCGGGCATACTCTAGGCATCTCTTTCTTGTATTCTACTTTGTCCATTACTCCCTCTCCCACTGATGTTTCCAGTTCATAAATCTCCACTCTCTCCAACACCTATCCATGCCAGTAGAGATTTCCTCTGCTCTGGCCTTTAGCTTGTCTATCCTTGCTTCTACCTCTTGAGTGAATAGCTCTTGCTTTACAGCATAGATATGGTTGCCTTCATAGTATGCCCACTGATGTAGGGCAAGTATGAGACAGCAGGCTAGGAGTGTTTCAGCTGCTATGCGTATCATTGGCTCTCCCTCCATGCCTTCTTTCTACGCCTAAATTCTGCATTTAGTACTTTGGTTATAGTGTTAAGAAAACAGAGTGCATTTTTATCAAGATACATTAGGTTTACCATTTCAATAATGGCCTTGCCCATTTGCTTTCCTGATTTTGCAGGTCTTCTTACTTCGCTAATGTTATTTAAGTCCATTATCACCCCTCATAAGTATACCAAGTTTGTTTAGTCTCTTTATCCACAGTAGCCTTAACCATATTCAATGCTAACAATGTATTAATAGCCTCAGCGAAGTTCCCCTTAGACACATTCATCAGTAGCGACCTCCTCAGTTGCATGTGTTCTATCTTACCAGACCTCTTAATATTCTGTATAATCTCATCCATGTCAGCGGCATATGGATTCCTTCCTGCAGCACCGAAGGCTTCGATCATACTTGGCTCAATATCATCCAGTAGTCGTAATGCTCTAGTAACATGCTTGTCTTCAATAATGTTATCCATCCCTTCAGATACAGCTAGTATCATTGCAACCTTTAACATATGTATATGCTTACGCTCAGCATAGCCCCAAAATCTAGCGTCGTCTATCTTAGTATTATCGTTATTATACCACTCCTCATAGTGCTCATCTGCTTCTTGCGTTAGTATAAATTCACCCTTGGCAAGACACATCTGCTCAAGGTCGTGTTGAAGCTTCGAGCGTAATGTTAACTCATGCTCCGTCATTTTGGGCTTAGCCTTCTTATGGCGTACCTTATCTTCAACAATGAAGAGTACTCGACTAGTAAACCCACCACCTATAGCCTCAGCTGGTACAGAGCCGACAAGCCAATCAGGTGTTGATGCACCTAACATGTTAAGCCAAGGGCCTTGAAGGGAGTCAGTACCTTGGCCCTTAGTTTTGTATACCCACACTTTAGGGCAATCGTATAGGTCAGTAAGTAACGATAGCAAGTCGTGATTTCCTGTACCTAAGAACACACTTAACTCTTTAGATATAACTGTTAAAGATGAGTGTACATAAGGCACTTCACCTTCTCCATAGTCTATAAGAGTCTTATCACTCTTGCATGTATTAATTAGTTGAATCAATGCCTCACGAGTGATGGAGTCAGCGCTCACACGAACTTCATCAGGCATGTCAAGAACGAGATCAATGCCAGTGTTGACAGCAACGGACTTTCTACACCGCCCAGGTGGGCCAACAAGGACTATGTACATGTTAGTGAATACTTTAAATAGACCCATATCCAGCCATGTTTTGCGCCCTAAACAGGCTGCAATCATAGACATACCCACCCATAGGTGGTAGCTGTCTGGGGATTCTAACTGTGCAGTATAATCCATATAGGCGTCCAAGAAGTTAGGTAACCTTCGGTTACTCATCCAATATTACCCACCCAGTTCCATTATTTCTAGTAGTAACTACCTCAGTTCCCATGTCTATCTCCCATATTTCAGGGTCTTGTGTTCTACTCCATCGCCATACAAAACCTCCTGCTACTGGACGTTCAGTACTTTTAGACGCCTTAGGTATAAATGGCAAAATTGCGATAGCCATTAACCCTTTTAAGAAGTCTCGTCTATTCATCTTTAGGCTCCAGTCTTTTATTCCATAAGTCGTATGGTAACTCTTCATGTAGAGCTACAGGTCCTCTTGCGCCACAAGGTACACATACAATCCAACTTATTGGGCGTTTACTAAACTTGCTAGGTCTTGTGCTTACAACTGTATCAGTGCTAGTACAAAATGGACATGGCTTATTCATTAGAATGGCTCCTTTGGCACAAGGCCTACTGGTATTTTGAAGAACTCGACTAACTTCACATATGCATCGTCGTCTATATGAGCCTTCATTGTTGCTCCGCTGCTTAAAGCAATAGTGCATAATAGCTGCGTATGATCTTCAACACTAACTGCTACACTAATGGCCTCTATGTTTTTTGCTGTTACACACAGAAAGGCATTAGGGTCACTGTAGAATACAAGCGTTGACTCATCAATCTTTAGTTTGCTCTTAACAAGTTCCATCATTTCACCTTCTCCATATCTCTCCAGTTCTTTCCCATCTCTATATCAACAGGGATACTGAAGGTTCGACCTTTGATAGTTAACTCCACTTTCATCAACTCATGTAATCTTGCATGTATCTCCGATGCCATCTCGGGTGGGTGTTCAAGCAGGATAGAGTCATACACAGGGTTGATAATGTTAACCTTTGGATGAACACATATCTCCTCATATACCCTCTTGAGTCCAATATTAAGCACATGAGCTACAGTCTCCTGAGGTCCATAAGCAATAGCTTCACGTATTAGCTCTTGCCCCCATCTACCAAAGAATATCCTCTTACGACCAAGACAGGTGATAATGATACGATCTCGGTTGAGCTTGTCCTTGACTTCGTTATGCCACTTCGGTATCTGTGGGTTCTTAGCCATGAACACAGCTATGTAGCGTTTGGCTTCTGGGGCAGTACACTTAAGCACACGTTGAATAGCGACATAACTCCCCATGTAATTACATAGATGTCTAATCCTCTTGGCTATATCATACTTAATCTTGATAGGGTCACGGCCTTCTTCTTTACCCTTCTTCTGGTCTTCAAGGATGTCCTCTTCAGTGAGCCCCGGCCAGAGGATGTCAGTAGCTGTATGGATATGGATGTTCTTACCTTCATCCATCATCTTAATCCCTACTTCATCCCCGCTTTCATACATAACAACAAGTGCTTCCGCACCTTTGAGGTCAGCCTGAGTGAAGACCATTCCAGGTTCAGGCACGACTGTATCACGAATTTTCTTAGGCCAGTTTGATAGGTTGGTTCCTGACCCAAACACAGAGCCTGAAGAACTGAGTCGTCCAGTCTCAGCGCCAGTCGAGTTAAGCGAAAAGCGCATCCGCTTATCAACTGGGTCAACAGGAACGTCAATATAAGTAGACAGCATTTTACGGTCTTTACGGATACCAAGAACTTCAGCCACATCAGGGTGTTTAACAGCCAACTTTTCGAGTGCATCTGCGTTCGCTGTTGGTTTACCCTTAAGCAGCACTGGAGGTAAACCCAGTGTATTGTAAACGAGATTTCTAATCTGAGCAGACGAGTGCGGATTGATGCCAGGATATACCGTTGCAAAGTGGGCCTCCCTTTTAGCTAATGAATCCTGATAACTGTTTTGATGCCAAGCGAGGGTTTCTACATCTATGCGTACGCCCCTTAACATCATGAAGAGGAGTGGTTCAAGTAGCCCCATCATGTAGTCATAGGTATGACGCACTCCTAGATCAGCCATCTCCTTCTCGAGTTCATGCTTGCACTCTAATGTGACAGCAGCGTCTTTACAGTTGTATGTCCAGAGGGTCTCGAGGTCAGACATTTTACCTTGCCAAACTTTGAGTTCGTCCTTATAGTAAGGTTCTTTAGTATAGATACTAGTGAGAAATGCTAGACCTTTAGGCATCTCACTATAGCAAGCGTGTTGAGCTATCATTGTATCGAACCAGGGGCGAGTGGGTAAGATAGTGAAGAAGCGCATGATATACTGAATATCAAAGGAGATGTTTTGGCCTACCTTTTCTATTCGTGTAGGAGACATAGCATGGCGAAGGTAATCAAGAATATTCTTCAAGCGTCCAGTACTACCCCAATACTCAGTGGTTGTCGGGATGCAGATGGCTTCATTCGGTGAGCGGGAGTATGCAATGCACATGATCTTCCCCGGTTGGCACTCGATGTCATAGCTCAACTCACCAGTGAGATCACTGTTAATATTGCAGTAGTCCATAGCCTCCTCATATGTAGGAGCAATATGATACTCTCGCTCTGGCAACACGAGGTCAGGTGTCTTAGCCTCTTCAACAGCTCTAACCAAATCAAACTCAAACGCAGCCTTCCAGTCCCACTGGCGAAGTATAGCAGCTGGATGATAAGTGGCGAGGACTTTAATCTCTCGCCCCGATGGTAGCTTGCACATGAATAGTGAGCCACGGAACTTGGAGATGGCCTTCTCTCCAGTGAGTGCCCAGAGAGCATTGGCTCCAAGGGCTACTACGAGGTTAGTCTCAAGGGTGTCAAGCTCCTCAAGCAGCATCTGACGCCATAAGCCTAGCTCCTGTGAAGGGACTGAGCCTATCCAGAGCTTGCTGAAGTCATTGCCAGCTAACCCGCGCTTGACGAGGTTAGTCACATAGCAGCCTTGACGATCAACTCCAACACGATGGAGACTTGTGTTGAGCAAGTCGCCTGAGGTTCCAGTGAAGGGAGTACGTGAGACTAGCTCATTGCGTCCAGGGGCTTCGCCTACTAGAGCCATGAGGCAGTCACGAGGGCCCTGAGCAGGGACGTGGGCTACTAGTTCAATATCTTGCATCACTCCTCCGCATTCTTCTTTATAACAGCAAAGATTTTTGTTATCATCTTATCTAAACTAGATCGCTTAAATATATCCCAGTTACCCCATCTCCAATGGCGCATAGCATCGTCAATTATGTCAGTTATAATTGGGCGCAGCTCTTCTCGAGATTTACTTAAGTTGAGCTTCATGAGTGACTCACCCTATGTCTAGTTCTTAATGCAACCTTGAGGTTCAACCTCTTCACATAATCTCTAATGAGTGCGTAGTAATGATTGTTATTATTAGCGCACTTTATCCAAGGAGTGGAGAATCTATACCCATCTCCAGCTCCAATGAGTTCTCCCTTATCATTAGTTGGCCAGATGATACGTACTTGAACTTTATCACCTTGATGGGTGATGTAGATGTGGCACCATGTTTTGTTTTTGTGCATGTTAGCCATCATGTTTCCTCATACTTTCATCGATGGCACAAGCCATACATGTGTCAGCGTCTTTGTGACTCTTAAGTCCACGATGGCAAGACTCACAAATGTCGTCTTCGCTATATCCTATACATTGAGAACAGTCTGGGTCTAATACATCGTCCTCATCTCTACTGAAAAACTTATCCTCTTTATTGCATCTAGCGCCATATGATGAAGGATAGCTAGGCCAGTGCTTATGACTATTCCAATCATAGAAATAGCAGTTACTATTTGTCTCACTCATCTCGCACCTACCTTATCAACTCTGCTTGTCCAGCGTTCTTTAACTTCAACGCCTCAGTAACTCTCCCAACAGCTTGATTATAGTTATACTCATCCAACTCGAATCCATAACACTTACATGCGCGTCTGATGGCTGCGACTATAGTTGTCCCTGACCCACACATGAAGACTAGTATAGTGCTACCAGGGAGGCAGAAGCGCTCAATTAGATCCTCCATCAGCTCGAGAGGCTTCTGAACTTCATGGAGTTTCTCAGCAGGATTGACGCCACTGTATTGTAGAACCAAGGAGGAACCAGGTTTCTTCAACACTGCATCTCCCCGATAGCCATAGATAAACATCTCATAACATCGAGCGAAGCGATGGTTAGGGTCATTGGTCTGGCCTACGTTGCCTCTGTACCAGAAGCCGGGCATGTGGTCACAGTTCCAGCCATATCTTGTAAGCAGATTGTATAAGAACTGGAAGTTCTCAATGGCTCCAAAGATGACTACCCATGAGTCGTCTCGTACTACACGTTGCGACTTCATTACAAACTCTAGCATCGTCTTTGAGTATAACTCCTTGTTATCCTCATAGATATCCTGACCAGCCTTGTCATCTGTCTTTTTGACATCTGATATATTGAGACCATAGAATGGGTCGGAGATGATAGCGTCAATCGACTTATCAGGTAAATTACTGATGAGGTCCAGACAATTTCCATGAAAGATGAGGTTCTTCGCTTGTAGTCCTTCGGTTGTCTTAGCTTTACGTAGAGCGATTTCGTTTCTGGCCTCCTCGATCTTAAATGTCTTAAGACGTTTGAAAGCAGTTTTCTTGTCTGTAGCCCCAGTGAAGATGTCAGGGTTTTCTTTGAGCGCTTTCGCAAGATTGAGATCGCCCGAGACTTTTCCTTCTGCAATGCCTGCTTTCTTTGCAGTCTTCGCTTGCGACCAGTCAGTCCCATACTCAGCCCCCATCAGCTTATGAAGTTCTTGGGTGGCTAGGACTTCTTCCTCCCATGTGAAGTTCTCACGGTCAAGGTTTTCAATGATCTCAAGAGCACGGTGACGTACTTGGTCATGCGTTCTAATGATAGTCTTAATGGTAGGGAGCTCCATCAATATATGTGCCTTAAGCCTCCGCTCCCCTGCTATAAGACGCATGTCTTCATTAACAATAATAGGATTCATAAGACCTACAGCCTTAATAGACTCGGCAAGACTCTCTATACCCACGAAGGTCTTACGAAATCTATCGTCGTCAACTATTATATCCTTAACAGGGACTTCTACAACTCGCTCGACTGTGTTATAAGGCATTCATAGCCTCCTGGAGTTTCTTCAATTGCTCAGGGCTAAGACCCTTGAGTAAGCTAGCTGCTTGTTTCTCCTTGTTAGAACGTGGAGCAGAGGTAGAGGCCTTGGATGTAGTCTTAGCCTTCGTTGGTCGGAACTTTAGCTGACTCAACACAGCAAGGCGCAACTCCACCTGCTCATCAGTCAGACTTGCTATCGGTGCGTCCAGTAGGTCCTGTAATTGCATTACTTACACCCCTTTGTCTTAAGATACTTAATAATGTCGCCAACTGTTTTCCATTGCTCAGCATCTATGTCAGAAATCTTAAGCTTATACTCATCTTCAAAAGTAACTATCAATTCAACATGGTCTAAGCTATCCATACAAAGGTCTTCTATTAAGTTGAGATAATTGGCCAGTGTAGTTTCTCCATACATAGCCATCATATCTATTTCTAGCTTATTCGCTATTATCTGACTGACCCTTAATTCCATATCCACTCTCCTTCTTATACTTCTCAATTGTTTCGTCAGCTGCTGCATCAAATGGCGACTTGCCTTCATCCGGTGAACGCATCTTGGCAATAAATCGTCTGAGGAATTGCCTTACAATATGAGACAACATACCCTTAGGTAACATCTTATCAAGGGCCTGTTTATTATCTTTAGGTATCAACACATGAATCTGTGCGTTGTTCTCTTTGTCATAGTTAGACATTATGTGAAGTCCCTTTCCCGTGCGATGGCTTCTTCAGTATTGAATAGAATACGTGCTATCATAGCGATACAGCAGTCAGGACCTACAGCAGCGCAAGATGATTTAAGGAATAAACTATATCTGTGTAACCGTGAACCAACTTCATGATACTCTAACATGTCATTAACAAGCAGGATAAAGGAGGAGAGCTGCGTTGACATGCAGCCCCCCACCTTTCCTGCTGACACTAGAACATGGAAGAGGGTTCCGTCGTCCTTGTTAAACATCATGGTTAGATATATCTTCCCACAATTAGTTCTAAGCATAGGAGTGGAACTATCAAACTCCTCACCACATTGTCTAGCATCATCACTCATAGCTACGCTGCCTTGAGACCCTTCAGCCTGTTGTCGATGTCACCGGTCTTATTACCATCGCGGTCTTCACGCTCTTCCATAGTAATTCGAGCAATGATATGTGTTCCAACGGCAGCTGTAAGGTCTTCAGTGTCAAAACCTGTCTCGTCAAAGTCCACCTCAAGTGCTTTCAGTGCTGCGTTAACAAAGCCTGCAGAACTGTCATTCATGTAGAGATCGTGGCTAATGTAACGCCCATTGAGTGATGCACGCTCGTTCTCTGTAACTTTGAAACCAAGCCTAATACGTGAAGTGGCTTTAGGCTTGTCAGGGTTGTCAGGGTTTTCTACCTGACGCTCGTAGTCAGTGAAATCTGATGCAGAGCACTCACCAGTATTGTCTTTCCACCCTGCTACGTCTGATGATAGCTTGTACTCAAACTGCACTTTGTCAAGGACTAGCTCATAAGTGTTATCAGGGAGAGGTCCTCCACCCTCCACATCCATTCCAAGTCTGCCCATTGTAATACCTCCTTATGGGATTAAAGTAAATGTTTCATACTAGCTGGCAATACTTCTGTCAGCGCTTTAAAGTTTGCGTCTATCTTGTCTGGTAGATGAAGCCTCGAACCTGCTGTGGCGAAGTGCCCGTGCGGTTTAGTGCGCCAAATGTACTTGCCCCCTTTCGCTACTTGACGCCAGCACTCTGAGAACTCCTTAGACATCTGTCTACCCTGTGCACGAGACGGGCCGACTGGCTGCTCATATATCTCTTTTGAATCCTCAGCCTGAAACAACTCCTCATGCACAACTACAATCACCCAGTCAAAGTGACCCTGCTGTAGCATACGCTGCATGTCAGGAATCATCTGACCAAACAGGTTACCCTCGAGTGTGCCATAGTCGCCAATGCGTAGACGTGGCATGTTATTAGCCCACATAATAGCTTCCTTGAGATACCTGAAGAGGGATGTAGCTGAGTCAATAACGAGAGTACGATAAGGCCCTCCATGCGGAGCTCGGTCACGAGGATTTTGGATGAGTTCAGGGTCAGGTATGCCTTTCTCGTCTAAGCTATTGACTAGTGTATTCCACTTGATGATGGCATCGTAGCCACCCTTAGCATATGCAGGCTTTTGAGTACCTTTCTAGTCTTCCTTGGTAGGAGTCTTGAGATGTAGGTCAGCGCGAGTAGAGCGGATGATAGGGACGACGTCTATCTTGTCAGATTCAACAGTAGGTACAATGAGTCTGTTATCATCCCCTTTAGCGTTATAGACAGACTCAATACCTTCAGGTTCCAAGCCTACATATAGGAGAGGCTTCGGAAACGTGAGGGCACTGACTGTCTTACCTGACTTAGGCACACCTACAATGAGAGCTAGCACGCTAGTCCTCTATCAACTTTCTGTCAGTCATGCAACCTTCGTTGGTGATGATGGCAACAAGAGCTAAACACCCACCGTGGTGCTGAAAGTCGCATTCCTCTACATTGCAAGCGACTCCACGATTCATCATTATCTGCGCTTCTGTAGGCTCACCCTTCGCTTGTGCTTCCACCAGTCTCTGAAAGTTCTTCTTGGGTTTCTCCTCGTCCTTCATCTTCACTTCCTCCTTTCGATAGTTCTACTATTGGTTCATCCGTCGCTGGAGTACATCCTTTGCCATACAGCTTGTACTCATACCTCCCGTAGTCAAAGCCCTCTTGACAAGCGGCTTCGAGTAGAGGTTCAAGTAGAGACTCCATCAACTCTGGTGAGAACTTCACACCACGAATGGAGAGCTCACTCTTGTACTGGGCTTTTGCTCTCTCCAGTGCTTCTCCCATTTAGTCACCTCCTAATATATGCTTTTCTGAATCCACAAATTGCACACTGTGTTTGTCTCGTGCGTTAGCACATTCCATGCAGGGTTTGTCATTAGGTAGGTCCTTGTTAAATAGATTGCAGTAGTCCCCTGCTGGTATGCGTTCGTAGTATCCACAAATCCAACCGAGTCCTCCGCAATCGGCTCTGTCAGGTATTTCAACCTTAACAGTAATAATCATTACTCCCTCCTATCTTTATAGTGATGAAACTTCTCACACTCAACCTCAGCCTTAGCTCGTGTAACAGGGAATCGCTTGCCCTCAGATACAAGCCCAAGTTTGCAGCGAGTTTTAGTGCGATTGTAAGTAGTACCATTTCTACACTGTTGGCATTTAGGCATTACCTAGCCTCCGCTTCTATCTTCTTCAACTCCTCAAATGGAGCCCACTCATTAATCTCATACGCTGCAGGGAGCTTGATCTCATCCATGTTGTGAGGGTCTGGATACATCTCGCAGAGGGTAGTAAATGGACAGCCGAATCCAATGAGAGGTACACAGTTCTCAGTGTTCTGAGGGAAGAAGTTCTTCGCTTCGTATTCCATCTTCGTCTGCCACCAATATCTAACATTCTGCACCCAGAGGTCTATATCCTTCTCATTACGGATAGTTATAACACGGAAAGCTTGATTAGTGCCCTTGTTAGGGTCTTTGGTGACAGGAATGACATCAAGCAGTGCGCCATAAGGCATCTTGCCCAACGATATAAAGGCTGCAGCTACATACCCGTCGATCTGCATGTTAGGCTTGCCCCGCATCTGCCAGCGAGTGCCGATGATACTGGTAGACTTAGTCTCCTCAATCATAATCCCATAGCCCGGCCAGTTCTTGATGGCGTCTATCTTGCCTACAAACAAGAACTCATTAAGATCAATAGCGAAGGGGATTTCAACTTCCATGACCTCAAATACTTCTTCCCTGTGTGTCTGGAAGTAATTGTACATGGTTTGAGTTGCAATAGTGATGTTCCGCTTGTCGTCAGGTTCAGTAATTCGTGCCATGATAGGTTCGAGTAGCGTGAGAGCTGCTGCTACAGCGGTGTCGTGGTCTGTGCCATTGAGTATCATCTTGAGATATCCAGCCTTACATTCATGGTAAGCTTCACCATTAACAAGGGCAGGTTTCTCACCTGTTGTGTCTACCTTCTGGATGCTCTGCCAGAAGTACATACGAGGACAGCGCATAAGACGAGTGAGATTGGTGTAGTCTGTCCAAGGTCTACCCTTGGCTTCGGACATGTTCTTTAATAGTTGCATACTTATACCTCAATATAGTGGATTAGTGGGCATACTCTCTGCTTTACAGCACTAATCATCTTTCCAGTTAAAGTTAAGAATCCGTCGCCTTCAGACCGCTGCTCACGCCTGTCTAGTATACTAAGCACCATTTTGAAAGCCCATACTACACAGACGAATTCTATAATCATAGATGCTAGAAGTAAAACTATAAGATATCCTTCGTCTGCGATGAAAGGTGATACGTAAGGGACTACAATGTAGATCATAGCAATCCATACTATCAAAGTTGTCCAAAAGGCAGGGCGCTGTGCGATGTATATATCTCCTTCACAGCCTATATCTAGACCAAAAAAGAACCCGAATCCTTTAATAGTGCTCATACCGAGTACAGCAAGTGGAGCAAATACTACACTCCAAAAGTATGTGCATAGTGTTCTTGGTTGGTTAATACCTGCGAAATCCAACAGTCTGTAATGCCATGAGTTTGTGTTAACTTTAATCATCTCGCACCTCAAATGTTTAGGGTTACCACTTTACATTAGGCTTTGCAGGCACTGAAGGCACTCTAGCCATGTTACTATCACAGTGGATGCAGACCTGTTTATCACGATTAGTCATATTAACTATGCGCACAGCGAAAGTGCCACATTTAATACACTTGTATTCATAGCGAGGCATTATTTACCTCTCCGTCTATTATACTTATGACATTGGTATGAGGTCTTGCTCATATGAGATGGGATGAGTTCTCTGAATGGCTTATCCCATGTAGTACATTTATCACCCTTGTCTGATGCGCACTTGGAGCATTTACCTTTGGTTGAATAGCTCACATATACCTCCTTTATTATAAGCTGGAGACAGGATTGGAGTAATCAACTCAAACCTGCAACTAACTAATCACATCACGCAACTAGCTAGTACCTTCTCCTGATTAAGGTGAAGTGCCTTACTACGCTAAGTTATTCAGCCACTCCAGCTTGTTATCAATTGGGAGGGTGAAGTCCTTCCTTCAGACCTCCACCCTCCCGCCACACACGGAGTGGATGCAAACGGTGGTTAGCCGAGAGCACCCTATAGGGGAGACATCACAGATAGTTCAGATTTGATGTCTCCCCACATCCGTGGGCTATACTGCTGTGTCAGTGATGGCTCTGTAGTGTGCCCTAACACAACGTCTCGATAGCCCGTGGATTCAGTAACCTATCGGTGGCTAGGCTACTGCTTCTGACTCAGTGGCTTCGGCTGGAGCAGTTGCGCCAGGAATTGTAACGCCAGCGTCTACCAGCACTTTCGCCTGGTCTTCCGGACTTAAGTCCTTGAACAGCTTTACCATTGCAGATTGCGATGTTCCGCCGCGAATGGCGCCAATCTTCGGCTTGTAAGCGTTGAGGGTCTCCTGAACCTTCTCAATGGACTCTTTGGAAGCAACCCTACGAGCAAGAGCCTGAGCTGAGATGATAACTGACTGCATACAGTTATTGAGCGCGACGTCCGCACCGTACATCTCAACACATTCCTCAATGGACTCAGGGCCATTGATAGTAAACGTGCCGATGTCCACTTTGTTACCGTCTTCGTCTTTCTTACCTACTGTGAAATCATATACTTTTGGCATGTGATATTCCTCCTTTCTGTCATGATAGATGCGTTCATCCGGTGAATGCACCTTAACCAAACGAGCGTCTAGCTTTACTCTCTTCTGGGAATAACTCACATCCCCAGTAGTATAAACGCCGTCTAAGTATTAGTGACTTCTCTCCTTTCTTGTAGTATTTCTTATCGAACTCATTATCAAAGCATTGGTCACAAGCATGTTCAAACGAGTCTCCTCGCCAACAACCAAATGACTTTGCAGTACCATGTTGCCCTGTAGCAGAAAATCCTTCACCCCAGATCGAGTAGATGTTATTTCCTGTGCCTCCAGGGTTATCTCCCCAATGGCGCTTAGGTGGAATATTTACACCTTCAATGTATTCTACTCTAGGCATTTCGGGCATAGGTATAGGTGTACGCACGATGTCGTCATATGGTATTAGTCTACCCATCAGTTGCCACCACGCGCTAGAACTCTTACCCTGTCTATGACATGCGCTATAAGTGCGTCTGTGTCCATGCTAGGCAATCGTTCAGGGCATAGATGGCAAGATTGAACTGACTCCTCAACCCAGTGATGAGTGTTGTGACGATTTTCAGATTGGCGAGGTAGTCGGATGTCTTTCTTCTTGGATGTGTAAGAGTAGGTGTAGACTCCGTGGCAGAGTTTGCAGGTGAGGATGTGAACTACTTTGATCTCATAGATAGATACAAGATGCTTGTCGCGTTCGGCTTTGAGATGGGCAGCGAGAGTTGCTCTGATTCTTGCAGCTTGATTTGGCTGAGCCGGTGCCTTATTAAAACTGGCAACAGTAGCGCTTTCTTGCTCCATACAATAACCTCCGTGTGATTTGAAGTTATACCTCTCGCACCATCATATACATTATAACATAATGGTATGAGAATGTCAACCAATACAGACAAAAGATTGTCAGTTAAATGGTGCAGCTATGATAAGACCTACAAGGCACACATTTATACCTTGTATCATTAACGTAGCTGATATAATATCTAGTGCACTCAATGTAGAGCCATTAGCAACAGCGACATTCATACCTACCATAAACATAGATATGCCTACTACAGCGACTGTTCTCATCTTGTTAGCAATTGCCCATGCTATTATTTGATCTCTCATGTCGTCTCCTTAAACTCAACATCGTATACATGCGAGAGATGCTCAGCTATCTCACGCGCCCAAGACTTAGACTTCACCGTTGCAATGTGCTCTCTTGTATCAATCCCTGTAATATTCTCTCTAGTTACATCAATGTGGTAGTGCCCTTTTAACACTTGTGCGTCGTAGTGCTTAGGAACAGGGTGAATTGTGATTAGAGTGATCTTGTCATCTGGCATTACTTCCCTCCTAGTATAGTTAATACATCATATGCTACAGCCCAAGCAAGGATTACGAGTGTAACCAGGCTCTCTCCTACGCTGTACTTATTCTTGTTTAACGCATGTGCTATAAGTATTCCGCAAAGCCATAATGCTGTTGCCATTATAGATACCTCTTAGTAAACCATATAGTGATTGCTACCATAACAATGCCAATTACTACTCCTGTGAGAAATAGTTCAAGTGGTGTCATTGTCTTCCTCCTCTACGGTTATATCATACTGCGCCAACACTTCTTTATACTTCTCCTCTGTAATAGCGCCCTTAGCTAACTGCTCCACCGCTGCAGCCTTAATAAACTTCTGTGTATCACTCAGCGGTATATTATGCTTGACCTCCAACTGAAACACATCGAGCAGATTATCAGTGTCATCTGTGAGATTCCTTGCAGTCTGCCCATGCTTCTCAAAGGTATTCTCAGGGAGTGAAGCTACATCATATATCTCTCGTGATAATGTGAGATAGTTGAACTTAGCTAGCATCCATAAGAATACAACACCTGACTTGACGCTAATTTTGATAGCATTGCCTACACCAGCCTTGCGAACCATAGATCGAATACGATTCTGTTGATAACGCGCTTTGATAAATGTCTGACATTTGATACTAGCCGCACCAGATAGAGCGAGAGCTTGCATGACCTTGCGCTCAGTGTCGTTGGGCTTATAGCGGAGACGGTTAGACACTTGGCACCAGTTCAGGGTTCTCGTAGATGTTGCCGATAACTTCGAGCTCGTGATCTGACCATTCATCACCTTCTGGCCCATCAAAGCTCCATTTTTCATGATTGCTAATTAAGCGAATTCCAAACTTGCACTGACCGTATTTATTACGCCATTCGACTATACCTATAGCACCGTCGTCTTTCCATACTGCAGATATAGAATGTTTCTTTACCACATCCCCCTCGTATATCTCAACCCCATTCTTGTCTTTAAGACCTATCCATATCAGTGGCACAAACTTCTCAACGTCAAAGATTGTACTCAGACTCGTACTATTCCCATGTACGTTGATGAATCTACCATCAGTCAGTAGAGTCAATTGGTCTTTAACCATTTCCTCGCAAGGTATCATACGCTTCTGCTTAGTGTGCCAGCCTCTAACTTTAATCTGCATCTGTAGCCTCCATTATCATCTCTGCAACTACATCACCATACTCTCCCTCACGGCTCAGCAGTTCGGTTAATACAGTGTCTAGCTTCTCCCTTGGTACAACACAAGGGCGTTTAGCACTAGTGATAAATATATCTCCAACTGTGTAGTTCTCCACGTCTGCTCTGATGCCTATGTCAGGTTCAGCAGGGATACGCTCTACTCTGCTCACATCGAAGGTTAGTAGCATCTTGCACCTTCGATAGGTTATAGGTAGAGATAGGGTCATACAATCCCTTTGGTCTTCAAGTACTTCTTCAACCCTTGCTTACCAACCACTTTCTTATTACATCTTGGGCAGTATCCTCCATCATGCTTCTTAACTACTGTCGCATCGTGAGCTTTGCCATCTATACACAATCTAGTGATTATGTCCTTAGCAGTCTCCTGTATCTTCATGATGAGCATAGGCTCAAGCCCAAACGTCTCATAGATACGCAGTAAGCTATCTGATGATGGTTGCTTTCCACCATTAATCCATCTGTCAACAGTTGTCTGTGATACTTCAATGGTCTGGGCAAAGGAGTCCATAGTTAACCCTTCAGTCTTCATCAATGACTGAAGACGATCTATATCTAATACCCATCTCCTGATGTGCATATTACCCTCCTGTCTTAGCCCATCTATGAGGCTCAACTAATGTATACTCCTGACACATACCAAGGCCAGGTATAGAACCGACTTGATGATAGCATGGATGGCACATTATAGCCCAAGTATGAGCATACAACACCTTGCTATCATAAAACTTGTTGGTTATAGCTTGCTTACATATGTCACAGTGCGTAGGTGGCTCTATGAGAAGGTTAGCCATCTAACCCTCATTCAAGTGTAGTGCTATAGCTTCTAAACCAATACGCAAGGCTGTCTCAGGCCCGAAGCGGATAGTAGACGACTCTGTACCGTCTATCTCCTTAATCACTAGTCCATTACCTCTATTCAGCTCTGACAGCCTCAGGTTTCTCCGTTCAGCAAGCTCCTTCTCAATAGCTTGCCTGCCTATCTCGAGAAGCTCTGGGTCATTGGCTATTTGCTTTAGCTTCATCTTCCCTCCTCTGGAGTTTAACTCCTCTCACATGCTCTACGAACTTCACCCTGTCTACTAGCTTCGTTTTCTTTTTAACATTATACATGTTTCTGATTCTGCGCCAGTGAGGCTTAATGAACTCCTTCATGGCTCTTCTCAGTTGAGCTCTCTTCATGTGCGGCCTCCTTCATATCGTTTATTAGTTCTTGTTCATCTATACAATGGATACAAGGTGCAGGTGATATTGTGCATCGATTTGGAAGTGCGTGTTTACAGACATGACATGTAGGGCACTCAGTAACTTCTAAATTGCTAGACCCTCCTTCTCTACACTTTGCTGCTGTATGACGTCGAGCATGGAAGCAGCCACGCACTTGAGGGCATGTAGCAGAATCTTTGCATATAAGCATTATGACTTTACCTCCTCCATAAACGCCAGCGCAGCATCCCTGAGATCGGTGCCATTGGTTAGGATGTCTTTAGGGTCATGTTCTCCTGTAATTTTGTTTAACCTCGACCAATCAAGATGAGCAAACCAGTGTTTAAATTCTCTCCACAACCCAAGCACCTCCATTACATGACGCACATACCAGACCGTGCCATGGAGCTTGGTGGTGAGGTCGGGGTTGGCATTTGGAGCATCACAGGTTTTATATTCACATTCATCTTTCACAGAACAAGGTTCATTTGCTCGAAAATTCTCAACTCTTGGGCAACTATTCTTTTTATCGGGGTAGAACTCCAGCCCCCTTATCGGGGCGCAGGTGGGACAGGGCTTTATGGGGAATTTTTTATCGGGGCCTTCCCCTTCACCCCAACCTTCAGCTATTGCCCAACCATCCCTATCGCACCCTTTGCACCCCTGTATCAGCCCTTGGGCATACTTCTGGAAAGCTTGGATTAGCTTGCGGTCTTTATTTTCCATGAGACAACTCCATACGGGAGAGGAACTCAGTAAGGATATGATAGTCCTCTGTCTCATGACTAGGTACACCAAGACCTCGTTCAAGTTTCTGGTATTGCTTGATGTACTTTAGAGCTTCATCTAGATTGGACTTGAGGACATCTAGCTTAAGAACAGATTTGAAGGCTTTGTGGATAACCTTTTCCAAGCTACCCATACTTTTTAAATCTTCACTATCTATACCAGCACAAGCGTTGACGCAGAGGACGGCGCGATTGGCTTCTATCACGCTGAAAAAATGTCCAACCCTAACCCCTTTTACTACTTTAATATATGCAGCATAACCCTCATTATTCTCAACTTCCCATGACGTACGCATCTTCAACCTCCCTTCGGCCAGAACAACTCCACTGCTACCCAAGCCACCATCACCAGTAAAGCCATACATCCTAACGCCCATGTCCAGATGAAGATAGCCTCTGGGATTAGGGCTACTGCGGATACGAGTCTATCGAACATTATTGTCTCCTTATAGTTTTATTTTTACTTCTACCGACACCGTTTGTTCACAACTGGGGCAACTGTAGACATCACCTTCTTTGTTCATCCAATCTTGGCATGTTTCACAATACACTGATATTTCTGTTTCCATATTACCCTCCTCAGTTATAACTCCAACCCTACACCTGACTCTCATCAGATGCAAGGTAAGGGCTATACTATTTCTGCTCCTCAATATTGACAGTAACAGGCAGACCAAGTTCAATACATCTCATGGTCTCCTTGGCCCGCTCCTTACCTACGAGCTTCTGGAGGAGGAACTCCTTCTCAGCGTACTCAGTAGGGAATGTGGTGAGTCGCTCCATTTCCTCCTTGAGCAGGACTTCCTTCTCCTGTGCGCTCTTAGTCTGGTTCTTTGCCTTAGGCAGTTCTACCATCTCGATTTCTTTTGCTCTTTCGAGTCTGTTGAATGTCTCAGCCATGTTCCAGTCTCCTTCTCTCATTATATAGTCATACGCTGCACGTTGTAGCATGTGTGGAGATGCTCCCCACTGTGCGTCACCTTTGTGCTTAGGTTCACTTGATTCTTCTCTATAGTGTTTATCGTGACAATCTTGTGCATATACGCAATGTCCTATAGTACATCCGCATCTTACCTCTTTACTGAATGATATGTTAGGACAAGTTGCGCAACTGTGTCCATGACATGTCCACCTTCCAAAACACTTAGGCTTAGACTTACTTTGTCCAAGTGTCTCTGGATGGAGTAGTCTACCAGGTCGCTTTCGGTGGTAGGCAGCATGACACTTAGACGTCCACTCACACTCCTTGGTTTCACCGTGAGGTTCATCGACCCAAGTTCTATGGCAGTTGCCATCTTCACCAAAGCAGTCTGGCTTACCCTCATCTTCCTGTGCTTCACTCTCACCTGTGGGTTTGAGGTCTTGGTGGTCAGCGTGACGTATAGTGTCCATAGAGATTCCCGTAGCGTGCACGCCTGACCCATAAACTGGCCATTTCACTGTAATGGAACGGTCTCTTATAATTTCTACTACACCAATTTCCCCGCTCCACTTGTGCTTACCACTTGTGTCTATAACCTTGTCGCCGATGGCAAGGAGGTACTCACGACGGAAGACTGCTGTATACTGGTTATCTCCAAATTTAGCACACCAGTGTTCCCCGTCTAGATGGTCTATAGTTATGATTTGACCTACTTTGATGTCCTCTGTGTAGGCTCCTCCATAGTTTAGCACCAATGCTTCCTCGCCCTTCTTCAATTCTCTCAACTCCAATCTCATCACCTCCTTTCGTGTTATAGCTTAGTATTAACTGCTACTTAAATACTTCGTATCCAGCCTTCTCAAGCTTCTTCTTAGCCTTGGCAATGTCAGCCTTCTTGATCTCTTCCTTGCCCAAGACCATGTTGACGATCTGTTCATCAATCTCAGCATAGACCTTCTCAACCTTGTCGCGAGGTCCAATGTCTACACCCAACCGCACTCGCACGTTCTCGTACTGCCCAGTGCTGAACAACCTTTCCACTTCGATACTTCTGATTTTAGCCATATACTCCTTGTGTGGCATAGTTGCGTTCATCCAATGAACGATAGTTATACAGACATCACATACTCACAATACTAACGCTACCGGCTTAACCGGCAACGTAAGGGTTATGAGCGAGGACAACAGCAACAGCAACAGGCTCTTTTGAGCCATGAACACGGCTCATGGAGCCTGAACTGTCGTGCCTCAAAGTCCTTCATGGTAACAACCTCGCTTTCACTTCTGGGTCGTCAGTGTTAGTATCTTCATCTCCAGTAATTATCCATTCTATGTTGGAGTCTTTGCCTGCCACAATTCTTGCAAACTCGCCCAGATTGAAGTTTGGGTCGGCTGCTTGGAATCCCCAACACAACTCACATAACATGTCAAGGACTTGTGTAGCAGACTCATCGTCTTTGGCATAATATTGGTAGACTGGGGCCAAATGCTCAGCAATCACTTCATACTTTGTCTTCTGCTCAGCCTGTGCATTGGTGGCTAATACTCCACCTACTGATGCTACTGCGGCTTTGATAAATGTTCGTCTGTCCATTAGGCCTCCACGATTACTTCAAAGTTATTCGTGTCTATAGGCATTATGCTCACCGTTGCGTATGAAGTAGGAACAAACACATTTAATGAGCATTCTTCACTCTTGATAATTGTCAAGATCATCTCATCCGTCTTCATGTTAGGTGCAATTACTAGTTTCATGTTTAGCTCTCCAGTCCTATAATCATATTTTGCACTGTATCACAGTCATAAGGGTCAACCATCTGTTCCATCCCAACTTTGAGGCAACTTACAACTAATCCGGTCTGGTACTCGTCAAGTTCCATGTTAGGCCTCCGTTGTAACTATAATCTCATGGTCTGTATTCTCACATACATAGACACTCTCAACAACACCCGGAGCCGTTGGCCCTGTTACAATGAGTTTCATGTCCTTTAAACATACTACACAATACAGTTTCATACTATCCTCCGTGTGTTACAGTGTTATGCTACTCTCGTCACATGTATCTCATTATCTGCTGTGTATGACTCAAATTTCCATTCTCTCTTCTTCCCGATGGTATACATCAGATTACGGACAGATGTAAAGTCCACTGGTTGTGGAAAGGATGTGGTCATACCTACTATCATCCTCTCCAATCCCTCCCTAATCCATCTTGTCTGTGGTGTTGAGTTTGACATGCTTGGCATTGTTACCTCCATTTAGCCATTATCAAATCGCCAACTTTCATTGTGGCCTCCATGTGTGTAGACGTTTGCAAATAGGACATGACCAGACATTCTCACGATGTTGGTCAAACAGCGCGATAATTTTACTTCTACAATGTTTACATGTCAATTCAATCTTTATCATATTACCTCCCATCATTAGATTGTCCATCAGTTATCATTATATTGCTCATCATACATTATAACATATTCCACCATAAGATGCAACCCACCCAGATTATTATTTTCATCTTACATGTGTCGTGTGTGCAATAAGTGCTAAAAGTGCCAATGTGTACACCCCCCCCCTGCCCTACATGCCCACCCACCATCATGTAGGTCTACTATCATAGTAGCCTCTCCCAATAGTATGCTCCTATCCTATGTCTTGTCCTGGCCTGGGTCTTTTTTTAAAAAAAAAATAAAAAAATTATAACTACAACCACCACAGACAACACCATGCCTACCACCATAGCTAACCCCGCCAGGATGTCCATCTCTACCTCTACTCCCTCCAGTCTGACATCACAAATGGGGGTAGGCACTTTAGCACTTTTAGCACTTAAGACACAGAGGACACTCGTAGGGACAAATATGTGGATAGAGATAGGTGCATATTTGCGGCTGGTTCTACAAATACATCTATGTGGAGCTAGTGTGGATTGAGCAAAAAGAGAGGCATGGCCTGTACTAGCACCATGCCTCTGGGTGTTACTGATTCAATGCAGCGTCTAGTGGTGCAACTGGGAAATGGTATATTACCATCACTGCACCATGAGCAGGGCAGTCACCTGTATCACCATTGACATTATCACATCCTAATCCACAAACTGTACAACATGCAACTGGTATCATTATCACAACCTCCGAGTGTAGTGTTAGGCAGTTTTACATCATGCCCGGGATGGTTGTGTTAGACGTTTATGCCAGCTGCCTCGAGTGCCGCCATTGCCTTGGCCTGATCTTCCACGGACAGTTTCTTGAACATTCTGACCGTTTCGGTCTCGCCCTTGGTCACTTCCACATTGTCCTCACGGGTGAACTCAATGCCGAGGCGTTCGAGTTCTGTTTCCATGCGCGTTGGGCCATTCTTGCGGAAATTGCTTTGCAATTCCACCTTAAGACCTTTAGCAAAGACCATTGCTCGCATGTCCTTGTCGAGTTCACACATGTCGTGAATCTCATGCACATTCGCATGTAACGTGTAAACCGTCTGCGTGGTTGCGTCTTTGCTATCCTTGATACGCATAACAACATGTTCTTGGGTATTCATAAGAATACCTCCGTGTAGGACACATGCACATGATATACACACATGATGCATGTGTCTAATCATGCCCTCATACGAGGTGCATGTGGTACACCTAACATAATCAATTGTCAAAGACCCTATGTCATGTTGACCATACATGTATTATATCAGAACCCGCCCACAATGTCAAATCCACCACAAATGCAGCTATTATGTGCATCAATGCAGACCCCCCTGGGGGGGGGGATATGATAGACCGACCGACCTAGACGCATCACTCCCCACACTTTGCTCACTAGTGACTGTAGGTTGGTGGAGGTGCAGATGGACCTACAGACTAGGGCCTGGGTATTGACATGGAGGGCAGAGTCTGGTATAATACATGTATGGACACAGACGGGCAGATAGAAGAAGCTACTACCGAAGGCATGTCAGATGTGGATAAGATTGCATTGGCTAATGCGGTGCTAGCGAAGGTTGATAAGCCTGCGGTGGGAAGGAAGCCGGGGAATGGGCAGCTGATGGCATTGAAGCCCTGGCATGATGAGTTGGCCAGGAGGCTAGTGATAGGGTGTCAGAAACAGTGTGAGATCGCAGCAGAGCTAGGGGTCACCCAGTCCTGGTTATCGACTATACTTACCCAGCCACTGATGAAGCGCAGATTATAAATGTTGAGGGAGGAGAGAGACAAGGACTCCCTTGATGTGGGGAAGCAACTGGATGCAGCTTCAATGCCAGCCATTGAGATTATTGAGCGTACTATGTATCGCACGAAGTCAGAGAAGTTATCAGTGATGTGTGCTCAAGATTTGCTTGACCGTGCTGGGCATGGGAAGGTTACTAAGACTATCAATGAGAACAGGAATCTCAATATTAGTGCTAATATGGGACGGGAAGAGATGATGCGTGTGTTGCTGAATCGTGTTAGCATTGCAAAGGGTGAGGCAGAAGAGAAGATCAAAGCTCTCGCTGAGGCAGATACTATTGAAGTCGAATGGACTGAAGCTGCTAGCCCTGATGAGGACCATTCACCGGTTGAACGCGAGCCCGGATTTGGGGTGATGTAGTGACATCTGCTACGACGATAGAAGAGCTTGCATCACTGAGTGAAGATTTCAAGGGTTACCTTGATACACTCTCTGAGGCAGAACTTCGTGAGATGATTCTACTCACTGATTCCCTCGCTACAGCCTTTGACACTAAGTTCCATGTTTATGAATCTGCTCCTATTGCCCATAAGTTTCATGAATCGTCTGCGAAGATTAGAGCAGCCTTTGGAGGTAACAGATCAAGCAAAACCTACAGTCATATCATCGACTATGGCGCACAGTTCTGTGGTGAGGCTCCGCCATCTCTTGAAGGCATTATACCTAAGCATAGGCTCGACCCGACTCGGCAAAATCGCCTCTGTATGAATGACTACCCTAACTCATTCATGAAGGTTATCTGGCCTTATATTAGACAACTCATACCTGCTGACAAAGTTGCTGGTGTTGAGAAAGACTCTGGTCGCATTAAGGCTATACACAACTACCAAGGTGGACTATTAGAGTTCATGCAATATGACCAAGATGTGGAGAAGTTCCAGGGTACATCTCGCCACTCGATTGGATATGATGAGGAGCCACCTGAAGATATCAGAGATGAGAACCTCGCTAGGCTCATTGACACAGATGGTGAGGAGACTTTTAGCCTCACTCCCATTAGTGGTGCGCTTAAATATCTATATGACAAGGTATTCCTCAAACGTAGCAGAGAGGTTGAAAACGATTATGATTTCATACTTGACAATAAGGGGAGACTTATTGACGCAATCTTTTCCCATCACAGGGACGTTGAGATTCTTGGGGACGAGGCAGACCCTGACATCCATTGTTTCTTTTATAACATCTTCGACAACCCAGCAATATCCAAAGAGGCGGCTATACGCAAACTCTCCAAGTTCCCTAAAGAGGAAACTATCGTCCGAGGTAAAGGACATTTCCTTTTCATATCTGGTATGGTCTACCCCGGCTTCAGTGACCATCTCCATGTAATACCTGACTTCAATGATTGGTATAGCGGAGACACTCAACAGTTCTATACTCTCTATGTAGCCATTGACCCTCATCCTCGTGTACCTCATGCTGTGCTATTCTTAGTTGTCAGCGCAGACGGCACTAAATACCTAGTCGATGATCTCTATACTGATTGCAATGCTGAGGCTCTTGTAGATGCTATTCGCATTAAGTGCCGAGGGCGCATACCTGAACTAATACTAATCGATCCTATGGCGTACACTCCAGACCCCTCGACCAAATCCTGTTTAGCCACGGACTTAATTGACTTTGGCATGAACGACCCCTTTCCAATCGCGGCCTCGAAAGATAAGGCCAGAGGCATCCTGCGCTGTCAACAGCTTCTCGCACCAGCTGAAACCAGTGGCAAACCTGGAGTGTACGTCACAGACAACTGCTCCAACTTCCGCCGGGAGATAACACGCTATTCCTGGGACGATTGGCGTAAGCATGAGCGCAACACTAAGGGCCCAAAACTAGAGGCTGTGAAGAAAGACGACCACTTTATGGAGAACTTCTATCGTCTGGTATTAGCAGACCCACAATACATAGATCCAATAACCTACGACGACATCCTTGATGAGATGAGAGCTGAGCAAGCTGTCGGACGTAGTGCAGTGACAGGATACTAATATGCCAGAGCCTAGGACAAAAGCTCCTGCGTTAAAGAAGAAGTTTGATGTAACTGAGCTTGAAGCTGACGAGAAGCTTAACCTTGCTATCGCAATAGGTAAAGAGGGCGGCTTGAAGTTCATTGACCCTGAGGACCTTGAGACTCTCCTCAATGGTAAAGACTGGCTCAAGAAGGTCGGTGATTTAGCTCTACAGGAATTCAAGATCGACTTGCAGTCTAGGTCAAGATGGGAAGCTGCTAAAGCTCGTGAGTTGAAGCTATTCATGTCTCATATGGATCCTAAGACCTGGCCGTGGGAACATGCTAGCAATGTCAACTTACCATTTACTACTATCGCTTGCATACAATATCAGTCACGTGCTATTGAGGCTATACTTCCTAAAGAAATCACTAGGTGTGTGGACATAGGTAAGCCTAACCCTCTACGCGCTGAGCGCTGTACAGACTACATGAACTATCAGCTTCGCTATCAGATGCCTGATTTTGAAGACGGCATGGACAAGTCAACTATGCAGCTCGGTGTGGCTGGGAGTGTGTTTAGGAAGTCTTTCTACGATTCTAATATGAAGATAGTTCGTAGTACATGGATACCTGCGGTGGACTTTGTAGTGAACTACGGCATCTCCACATTGGAAGAGGCTTATCGCAAGTCACATGTGTTATACTTCAACCGCAACCAAATACGTCAGCGTGTTAATCAGGGGCTGTTTGTCCCATCTGCATGGGATTTAGAACCAGGGACAATCCTGCATCCCTCACAAGACCTTAAGCAAGCATCTGACACTGTGCAGAGGGTAGAAGAGCCTGAGCAAAACCGTGCAACTCCGAGAGTATTCGTTGAGATGCACACGCTCCTCGACTACGATGGTGATGGTCTTGAGGAACCGTGTGTGATAGTGTTTGACTATGAGTCAGGTGATGTTGTGCGCCTGTATTCGCGTCAGTACTACATTGAACTCGATAACAAGAAACAAGCCCGTACGATGGAGTACTTTACCGACTACCACTTCCTACCAAACCCTGAGGGATTCTATGGTATAGGGCTAGGCACACTCCTCTATGGTCTCAACGAAGCTGCGAATACAATAGTTAACGAAATTATAGACGCTGGGCATCTCGCTAATATTCAGGGCGGATTTGTAGCTAAGCGTAGTGGTATCAAACGTGGGTCGCTTAGATTCAAGATGGGTGAATACAAGGAAGTTAATACCTACCTTGACGACATGCGTAAGGCTATCTACAACTTTGACTTTAAAGGGCCTAACGATACGCTCTATTCCACTCTCGGACTGCTATACGAATATGCTAAGCTCGTATCCAGTGTGAGTGAAACCACGACTGGTCAGCTCCCTGCGTCCGACACGCCGGCCAGCACCGTTTTAGCCTTGATTGAGGAAGGCCGAAAGGTCTATAGCGCTATTCACAAGCGTACTCATAGGTCGTTTAAGAAGGAATTGAGCAAGATCTATAGACTCAACAGTATTTTCATCAGTGAAGAGACCTACTACCGTGTTATCGGTACTCAAGGTTACCCAGAAGGCGGCCAACAGCTCATTGCTCGTGACGACTTTGCTGAAGATATAGACGTCTTTCCAGTGTCCGACCCAGTTATTACGTCTAAAGCTGAGCAGATCATTAAGAAGAAGGAATTCCAGAAGGAAATATTCGAGAATCCTGATACTAAGAACAACCCTGTTGCAAGGCAGAAGGCATCTATCCTGTATTACAAGGCATTAGATGTAGAAGACGCTGAGTCCTACTTTGAATCGCCTGAACCGCCAGATATTCCAGCTTTTGAGGAGAACGCTATGTTCCTCAAAGAGCAAACTGCCCAGGTGTTGCCTAATCAGGCTCATTTGAAGCATATAGAGGTTCATGATTCTCTACTGCAAGGCAAATATGCTAATCAGATCACGCCTACAGCTAAGACAATCATAGATCAGCATCAACTGGAGCACGTAGCTGCGCAGTACGCGCTGGAGAATCAGGAACAGATACAAGCAGAGCAAGAAGAACAACAGGTAGCAGCTCAGGAGGGTGCGAGATGAGCAAAGTTACTCCAGACAGAGAATTTGGAAGAGGAGATTACAAAGACTGGCTTCAACAGGCTGTAACAAAGGATGCAATACAGATGCTAATCCAGTTACGAGATACACATTTAATCTTCACTATGGGTGCATCGGACAGTGATGCGATGGCAAGGCTAGTATCAGAAGCTAAAGGTCTGAACATTGCTATAGACTTTCTAAGTGACCTTGGTACTCCTACGGAGGAAGAGGAAGAGGAAGAGAAGAAACGAAAGGAGGAAATGGAAAGTGGAACAGCAGGTGCGAAGGACAGTAACTAGCAAAGAGCGTGATGTCATTCTTAAGGAGATTGACTTTGATAAGGCGCTAAGGGAGTTCGACATGACTCCTTTTAACGAGCGCATTATTATAATCCCTCTTGAGATTGAGCAGACAGGGGCCATCTGGGTTCCAGAAAACTCACGTGAAATGGCTACAAACGAAGGCATAGTTATTGCCTGTGGTAATTTGGTCCAGCTTGTTGAAATAGGCGATCACATATACCACGGACAGTACTCGGGGTTTACTTTCAGACGTGGTGGGCAGAAACTCCGCTGTATTAAAGAGATGGACTTAATCGCTAAGGTGCGCGTAGAGGATAAGGGAAATGGCAGAAGAGAAGATTAAAGACGACAAGCCTAAAGGTGAAGTCTTGTTTGAGGACAAAGCTCAGCCTGCGCCTACAGATAAGGGTGCAGTTGATGTGACGTTGCCAGAGGACAAGACTGACGTTAAAGTAGAGCCTGTAAAAGATAAGAAGGATGAGCCAAAGGCTGATGATAAGAAGCCTGACGATAAGAAAGAAGTTGTCTTTGACGACCCTCACAAACAGTCGATGTTTGAAGATGGCTTCATCGACAAGGATGGCAAGCCTGGCCCTAACCATGACAAGTTTGTAAAGCTGTATGCTGAGAACAAAGACATGAAGCGCCAGTTGGCTGAGGGCATAGACAAGTCCGAAGCTATGCAGACTGTGAAGTCCATGCTTCAGACTTTAACTGACCAGAACGCTGAGCTCAAAAACCAGATTGAATCAGGGTCTGCTGAGAGCCGTTTAACTGGACTTAACACAAGACTCGCTGACATTACATCAAAGCAAGCAGCTGCAAAAGAGGACATGAACTTTGAGGAGTATGATAAGCTAGCCAACCAAGCGCATGAGGTAAAGGTTGAAATAAGGGATGAGAAACTATTGCTTGAAGCGGGGCCAGAACCTGCAGCTGCTCCTGCTACAGAAGCACAGGACAAGGTAGAGTTCACTGCAGCTATGACAGCGTTCAATGCTGACAACCCTTGGAATGTTAAGGGAGGTCCTGACTACAATCCTATCAAGGCTAGTGAAGCAATCGACATTGATAATAACCTTATGAAAGACCCTAAGTGGGCGAACGTATCTTATGCAGAGCGTTTGAAGGAGGTGAGCAATCGCATGGCTGGTAACAAGGTAGATGATAAGGGAAATGGCAAAGGTGGCGCCGGCGATGCTCCCCCTAGCCCTGAGGGTGGACAGACACAAGGTGCCCCTGTCGCTGGGAAGACAGTTAGACTCTCAGCTGTTGAGCAAGAGCTTGCAAAGGGTATGGGTGTCCCTTTTGAGGATTTCGCTAAAGCTAAGGCAAATAAAGGGGAACCCGTATAATGGATAACTCACAAGCGTCAAAACCAGAAGACCGTAAGCCGCTTACAGCAATGGAGCAAGCTCAACAGGCCAAACAACGGTCATTAGAATCAGCCCAGGAGTCGCCTCCGAGTATTGAGCCAACTCCTGATGAACAGCCTACAACAGCAGAAGTTATAGCTCAGCGCAAAGCCGAAGCTGACGCGTTGCCAAAGAAGAGTTTAACTGAGATGACTGATATGGAAGACTTCGACTGGCGCCCAGCATCATTACTAGATGTGCCTCAGTGGGTAAAGGACATGTTCCCAGATCATGGTCTCAGGTGGTGTAGCAAACGTGAAATCGATAAGAAGCTACTCGAACATTGGACTACCGTCGTAGTAGACGGAACCAAGGTTGAGACTGAATTCCGTCCTACAATGGTAGACGGCGCTCGTACTGATTCCACAGTTCAGGTCCGTGAGATGATTCTCATGAAACTGCCCCGATTAATCATGGCTAAACGTACAGCTTACTTTGAGGGCCGAACTAAAGACTTGTTACAGTCAAAACTTGAGGCTGATAATGAGGAAGCGCAACGAGACGGCAGTAAACATTATGGCGCTCTCGGTGAAGGCGGTAAGGTCCTCAAAGAGGAAGCATCACTCTAGGAGGAAGCCTAAATGGCGAATAAAGATGCAGCAAAGGGCTTTTGGCCTGTTAAAAGCCTTGTGGGCGGTGAGATAAGGTCACGTGAGTATGTTGTAAAGGTGAGTCAGACTATACGCGTAGGTGATGCGGTCAAGCTTGTAAGTGCCCAAATCTCCGTCGCTTCAATAGCCTCGGCTACAACTGACCTTGTAGGTGTAGCAGCGCACGCAGTCACTACTGATGCCAGCTCTGTAGGCTCGTTGAAGGTCTATGACGACCCTGAACAGTTGTTTGGTATTCAGACTATCACTGGTACAAGCGCGACTGCAAGCATGGTTGGACAGACTGCAAAGATCAATGCAGGTGCTGGTTCATCTGTGTATAGCAAGTCCACCCACGAGTTGGACATTGCTTCACTAAGCACGACGACAGCCTTTATGGTAATGGGTATCATAGAGACTCCGTCTAACAACTGGTCAAGTAGCGGGCATACCGATGTGCTAGTACGTTTTAACCAGCACAGGTTTAAAGCCCCTTACGCCGCTACCTAGGAGGGATGAAACATGCCAGCATTTACAGACAATTTCTCATCCCTCATGGCTCCTGGTCTTCGAGTTCTGTTTGGTATTGAGTATAACGACAGGGCGACTGAGTTTGATAAGGTCTTCCAGGTCGTTAGCACGAAGCGGAACTATGAGGATGATCAGGAACTCGTTGGGACTGGTCTAGTACCGACCATGCCTGAAGGTGATGCCGTATCATACGACACCATCGCTGAAGGCTACAGCAAGCGGTACACGCCGGTATCATATGGTCTGGGTGTAATAATCACTCGTACCATGTATGAGGATGATCTCTATAGCAAGATGAACAAGCTCACTAAGGGTCTTGCTCGTAGTGGTAGGCACTCCGTTGAGATCATAGGTGCTAACGTCCTCAACAGGGCGTTTACTGCAGCCTACGCAGGTGGTGACGGACTGGAGCTTTGCTCCCTCTTACACACCACCCGTGAGGGCGGTACCTATCGTAATGAGCTGACTAACCCTGCTGACCTTGACATCACATCGTATGAGCAGATGATGATTGACGTTGGCACTCAGTTCATCGACAACAGGGGCTTACAAGTCCCTGCTACTGCGCAGAAACTCATTATTCATCCGAGTAATGAGTGGAACGCTCAGCGCATTCTGAAGTCAGCTCAGCTGCCTGACACAGCTAACAACGATTATAACCCTGGGCAGAATTCCATGCCTGGTGGTTATCAGATGATGCACTGGCTTACGGATACGGACTCATGGTTCATGAAGACCGATATCCCTAACGGCATGCTCTGGTTCTGGAGGCGTAAGCCTGACTTCAGTCAGGACAACGACTTCGATTCAGACAACGCGAAGTATAAGACAACCTACAGGTGTGTTCCTGGTTGGACTGACCCTAGGAACATATTTGGAAGTCCTGGTGGTGGGAGCGAGTAATCATGGGACGCGGGCGAGTTACAAGAAGCCCTGAACGGCCTCTAGTAAAGAGGCAGCTGAAGGTGGGGAGCAGACCGAGTATTGTCCAAAAGACAAAGTCGCCTGCTCCTCTCCGGAGGCGTAGAGATAGAAGGAGCTAAGGATGTCAGGAAACCCTTCAGCATTTAGTGCTCTTACTGTAGGTGGTGTGCCTATCACTGGTGGTGCTCAGATGCCACTGACTGGGCAGGCATACTTCGTTGACTACGTCAACGGCGCTGACGGTAACAACGGTAAGAGTGTACGCAAGGCCTTCAAGACTATTGCACAGGCCTATAGCGTATGCACAGCTGGTAAGAACGATACAGTGTATCTTATCGGTGATGGAGCTAGTACTGGTTTTGCATACATCACTGCACAGCTTGTATGGGCTAAGAACGCTACGCATCTAATAGGTGTTTGTGCACCTAGTAGGGTTGCTAACCGTGCTAAGATCGAGTGGGCCTCGGGTTCTACGAGAGTCGCTACAATGATTGACTTTACAGCTAACGGTTGCATCTGGTCTAACGTCCATGTGTTCCACGACTTTCCTACAGGCTCGGCTAATACAGCGATTGCTATGACTGGGCAGAGGAATTACTTCTCTAACTGTCATATAGCTGGTGGAGGTCATATTACAGGTGCAGCTCATGCTAGCTCTTCCAGTATGACTGTTACTGGTGATGGTGAGAATACGTGGGAGGACTGCACATTTGGTGTGGACACTATTACATCAGGTGCAGGTGCTAATGCTGTGTTGCAGTTTGCTTCAACAGCTGTACGTCACCAGTTCATCAGATGTCGCATTACCAAGTACGCTGGTGCTACTGGCGCACTGTTCTGCAACTTCCCAACGGGTAGTGTTGACAGGTACATCATCTTTGAGGACTGTCTATTCATCAATAGCAACCTCAACTTTACAATGACAGTTGCTATGGTAGTTACCAACACTATAGGTGGGTATGTCTTAATTCAGGGTGGTGGTTTGTTTGGGTTAGTCACTAACTGGGTGGCTGCTGATAACACAAAGCTCTACCTCTGTGGTTACATGAACGCTGGTTCTGGTAACTTAAACACCGGCATAGCTCACACGCATGATGAGAGCTAAGAGAGGTAACTGATGCCATCCAAACTTATTTTGTACATACCTTGTATTCGTTGTAATGACGACGGGGAGATTGTAGTAAGCCATGGCAACGGTGATGCAGTCATGGTTACTTGTCCAAACTGCAATGGTACAAAAGAAGTGTACTTTGGCAGGGTAGAAGAAGTGGAAATCGAGTAAGGTCCGATAGGGAGGGTGATGTCATGCCCTCCCACGGATTTACAAAAGGTGCGTTCATTCGATGAATGGTAGTATAACAATTTGGAGGAAGTAATGTACTTCGGCCACAGTGATAAAGACATAATGGAAACATTAGCTCCACAATTCGTTAAGGGTGCACTATACATCCGTGGCGATGGTAAGATTGATCGCAAGATTGCTAGGTCTTGGGATTCACCTTGGGTATTTACTAACTTTCACCACGCTCTATCTTGTGAATTCTGGAATGAGATATTATTCAAATGCTTCAAAATTATTCCTATTGGCTGCATGAGTTGTTATAAGGTCGTAGTAAAACCTCGCACTTTAAAGGAGTTGTATCAACTTAAGGAAGTACAAGATATACTTGGCTTCTATAGCAAATGTGGAATTGAGTTGCGACCTTATGCCTTTGGCAATTATGGTGGGTACTTCTACACACGGTCATTGGAAGAGGGCCGTAAACGCTACGCCGTAGTGCGAAATGCTATCAGTAAACAGATTTCACCTGATATACCTGTATATCTCAAACGAGGATGTACTGAGTACGAACTCCCACCTGACCAAGGAGGTAAGGGCCCTTCAGACAAATGGGAGTTGAAACCTGACCAAGAGGACTTTGAAGCCTATGTCACTGATAAGTTTGTACTCGACAGTTTTTTAGCGTTACCTCCTGAGTACATGCTTATTAACATCTATCGTAAATGGGTGAAGTTTGCATATGATAGAGGTGATATTACATATAAGCTATACACCGAAGGTAGACCTTTGTGTGAACCTCCAGTACTATACCACGAGGAGAATAAAGATGCATAAACTTATGAACGCCCAATCTGCTGTAGGGGCAACGGAGTATATACGGATACCTGAGGGTACTCGTATAATCAACATTCGTCCTAGGTTTAGAAGTCTTGGCACGGCGAAGATATCGGTAATTGATCTAGTGTGGCAATCTTCGCATACAAAGTCTAATGGCGATACAGGATTGATATCTAGCCCACTACTAGCTGTAGGTACTACTGCAGAGAGAATTAGAAACTACGCCTTTTCGTATAGAATAGCAGGTGTCAACTATACTAAGGCTGCTGTAGCTGCAGGTACTGTACTATCTGGTGCTACGAACATTGTAGCTAGTAAGTTTGGTGGGTTTAAAGTTTATATTATTGCTGATGGTACTATCACCACTAAACCGCCAGGGACTTCACAATCCTATGCTAGTGCAGTTCTAGCAACTCCTGCAATAGATGCAGTAACAAATGGTGTGGGGCTTCTTGAAATTGGAAAGGTGCTTATTGCGAATGACGCAGACGCTGGCGGATGGGATGCAGCTACTGACGACATGACCGACGCCAGTGATGTGACTACGGCTACATTCGTAGACGCACCAATGCAGGCAGACTACGTTGACAGTTATCAGTTTGACCCTAGTGATCTTTCTAATCAGTCCGCGAACTGGAACATTGAAAACACTGGCGAACGCTATGGCAGGTTATGGCTTAGAACTCTAACAGGCACTGGTGAAGTTGATGCCAACGTGTCTTTCAGATAGGAGCTCATTATGGGAATGTTACAGATGAAAACATATGTAAGTGATGCTAATGCTACTATAATCGTGGCAGCTGCTGACCCAAAGAAGAAGTTTAAACTAGTTCGTTGGGATATTAGCTTTGATGCTGCTGAGACTAGCGACCCTAACGTAGAGTTTGGGGCTACGCCAAAGTACACTGCAGGTCCATATCTTGAGAAGGGCGTACAGTATGGGTTCAATATGCAGGGTGCTATTCCTTATGATAAACTCCCAGTTACAGATTACAATGAGTCGTTGAACATTACAAAGGCTACTAATGCGTGTACTACCAACATCTGGTATGAGGAAGTATAGTGGCTCTTAAGGTAGTATATCCTATTACCTGTATTACAGGAGGGAGCAAACTAGCGTATGCCTATGGCCTTCAGGAGAAGTTGCAGATAGAACACAATGCTGAAGGCGCAAGGTATAACGCTGACATGGAGAAGTTTAGTAAGGGAGAAATAACTGACGCTGACCGAATCATAGCTGTAGCTCGTTGGGGTGATTACAGAACAAATCTCTTCGAGCCAGCATCAAACTTGATAGTACAAGAGGTATTGAAGTGGAGACAGTATGCTAAGGAGTTTCATTACTGGAACCCTGACCTGTCTAAAGACATCATCAATACAGTGGGGCCATAATGCCACTTGAAGACTTTACGACATTTACTGAAAACGATGCTAATAGTAGGTTTACGGTATCAGCGAATACTATAGCTGTGACTTTGTTAAAGGCAGAGATTGACCATAATGTAGTTAAGGATTATGGGGCGGCCTTTTTTGGTGATTTACCGCTGGGCATAGAGTGGGATGCAGTAATTAATGCTTCTAGTAATAATGCTGGTATGCATGCTCTTGCTATGACAAACACACCAGCAAAAAGCTACGCCCAACATAGGCCAGAAAATGACGATGAACCCAGCTTTTGGTGTCAATTTACTAGGACTTCTGGTGCAGAGGATTTTCTTATCATCCAAACATTTGGCACTGGTAATGTATTTGATATAGGAGCTTGGGGAGCTACTGTAAGAATCTACTTTACACTTACAAGGTCAGGCACAACATTCACATTAAAAATGTACAGTGATAGTGGAAGAACTACCTTGACTGATACGCTTGCGGTAACGTCTATAAGTACAGCTTTCCAACATTTGTTTGCGGTCAACAACCCCTACGACCTGTTGCCAAATGGCCCCCAAATATCTGGGGATATTAAAAACTATGAGTTGTTAGATGGGACACTTGGACTTGGAGTAGCGCTAATGTCAAATGCAATGGAACTTGCTGGAGGGAGAGTTTGGTAAATGATATTCACTGAGGAAGACAGAGCAGTTATACGAGACATTATAGCGAAGTTTCTAACAACTAAGAAACTTCAAACGGAGAAGATGTGTGAAGAGAAGATGGACAACCAGGAGGGTATAGTGGGTGAAATAAAGAATACGGTAGAAAGTTTCAACAAGAAACTATGGGCAATAATACTGTTGCTTGTATCTATTCTTGGCTATAACCTTATCACTGCACTGGCGGGGTAGAACTATGAGTGTGCTATTTGATTGGGTGCGAGGATTCAATGCACGTGAGAAGTGGGGTGATGCCTTTAGGATGAACGGCATGGTTGTTATCCTGATAGACAGGTTGAGGGAGGTCTATCGAAAGCAGTATGATGAACATGCGTCTTTTGTAATCCACTGCGGGTTTGAGACT